TCCCAGCGTCCCGCCGCTGCTGTTCAAAGCGTAGCTGTCCGGCGTTTTGCTCCATTGCTTGTCCGTGCTGCTGCTCGGTTTGACCCATATGATGTTGCTTCCGCTCGGCTGCGTTTCGCTTACGATGATCCCCGGCAGCTGCGTCCCGTTCACGCTGATGCTTCCCGCCGTCACGCTGCTCGCTTTTACGTCGCCGCTCAGACCGACCATGAACGTCGCGTTCGCTTCGTCCGTGCCGAATATGATGCTGCTCGCCGTCCCGTCCTTCGCGTGGATCAGCACCTTGCCGGCCGTCTGCATATCGATGCCGTCCTTGTTCATCACGATCGCGTTGCTGTTCCCGTCCTTGATCGTGATGTTTCCGCCGCCGTTGACGTACAGGTTCCCGCCGCTTTCGACGGTCATTCCTCCGCCGCTCTTGACGTTCAGCGCTCCGCCGGACTTTACATCCATTCCTCCGCCGCTTTCGACGGTCAGCTTCCCGCCGCTCTGAATGTCTACGTTCGCGCCGCTCTTGACGTTGATGTCGCCGCCGCTGGCCACGTCGATATCTCCGCCGCTCTTGACGTTCAGCTTTCCGCCGCTTTCGATGTTCGCGTTCCCGCCGCTGTTTACGTTGATATCTCCGCCGCTCTTTACGTCCAGATCGCCGCCGCTTTCGACGTTCATCTTGCCGCCGCTGGCGATATTCAGCTCGCTTGTGCTGTTGATCTTCAGCTTCTTTCCCGCTTCCAGCTCCGCGTCGTTGGCGAAATAGATCTTTCCGTTGCTGATGTAGAATACTTCCGTGCTTCCGTAGAAGAAACTGATCCGGTTTCCCTTGTAGCTGGCCACCTTGTTCCCGCCCTGGTAAAAGCTCAGCTCGTCCGCCGTCAGCTCCGCCACCTTGTTCCCGTCGTTGTACGTTTCCGTGCCGTCCTGGCTGAACGTCACCACGTCCTTGCCGATCGCCACGCCGTATACGGGTATGCTGCTTACCGTCCGCAGGTACCCGGTCTTGATGTAGTTCTTCGCGTTGATCTCATACGTCTTCAGCCCCTGCACGACTTCCTCAAACGTATAGTTCTGCGTGATCCCGCTTGGAGTCACGTCCACGTCCAGCTGCGTTTTCCGTACGTACCGGCCCAGCTTTCCTTCCGCTTCGTAGGTTCCGACCAGCTTCATGTTGTACTGATCGATCGCCGCCCGGATAAACTGCGCCGTCTTGATGATCAGCGTCTTCAGCGTTTCCGCTTCAGCCATCGCGCTGTCCGCGTTCTCCGTGCTGCCGGTATTGATCACTTCCCGCATGATCAGCATTTCGCTGTCCGTCAGATTCGGGGAACCGATCTCGGCCAGGTTGCTGTTCAGCGTTTCGGCCATCCGGTAAAGATAGTGATACAGCGTCTGCAGCTGTTCCTTCTCGTTTCCCGCCGGCAGCTGCGGCAGTTCGATCCTATTGCCCATCCGCGCCTACCTCCAGAATCCTGCTGATGCTGTATATCCTGCATTCGCCCTGTCCCTTGATCCGGAATCGCAGGTGATCGCATCGCCGCGGGATGACCGGAATCAGCTTCGTCCCCATCCGGCTGCCGCGGATCTTGCCCATCCTGTGCCAATCCCCGTCGCTGTCGTACATGATCTCCAGCTCGGCCCACGCGTCCGCGTCCAGGTACATCCGGATATTGAACCGGCTCAGATACCGCGCCCCGGCGCTGTCCTCCCGCGCCCATCCGCCGTTTGACGGGGAATACTTGACTCCGCTCAGCCCGAAGTCCGCCAGCCAATCAAAGTCGTTCTCGATTGTCCCCATCGTACCGGTCATCGCGACCAGCGTGTTGTTCTCCTCGTCGATCGCGAACAGCTCGTCGTCCACGCGCCCGAATCCCAGCGCATGGAAATTGTCCTCTTTGTACCATACGTTCTTCTCCGTGTCGTACGTAAACAGATGCCACGCGTTGCTCTTGTCCTGCATGGATATGTAGTATTTCTTCCCCAGCGCCCCGGCCCGCGCGTTTTTGTACAGGATCCCGCCCAGCGGCTCGCTGATGGATATCGGCATCGAGCCGTCGAACATCATCACGTCCGTCCGGCTCTTGTAATATACGTTCTCGTTTACGACGACCGCGCTCCGCCCGCTGCCGCTCTGCACGCCGCGGCATACCGTCGTGTTGACCTGGAAGCTGCTCGGCCCCTGTCCGTATACCTGGTGGATTACATTCTCCTTGAAGAAAACCGGATAGCTCTTCTGCGTCACGGCCGCGGTAAACGGCCCGTCGCTGCCCACGCTCGCGACGTAGCTGTCCTGCGAGTTCCCCAAAAACCGCTTCCATACCCGGAAGCTTCCCATCGCGCTGCAGCGGATCTCGTTCACCACCTGCCCGTTGACCATGCCGTACTTGCATCCCCACAGCCGGTTGTTGCTTTCCACGACATAGTCCATGTCCGGTATCGTCAGATCCGCGCGTACCGTGTTGTTCTTCAGCGCCAGCTGCGTCTGCTCAATCAGCCCGACGACCACGATGTAGTCCGTCCCGCATTTATAGACGATGAAGCTCCCGTTCAGCGCCGCCACCTGCGCCGCGATCCGCGCGTCCACGCCGCTCAGCGCTTCCAGCCCGCTCAGCTCGATCGCGTCGTATTCCTGCAGCCCCGCGCCGATGTTGCTCGCCGTGATCTTGACGAATGTGCTGGCGACTTCGACCCATTCGTCCGTGCTGGCCGTGTACTGCCGCAGCACGTCCACGTCCCCGCTCTTGTCGATCCATAGCTGCCCGTTCGTCGGGCTGGCCGGAGCGCTTACGGAAACGGTGATCGCCGTCATGTCGTAGTCCGTCGCGTCCCCGCGGCACATGGTCAGCGACACGCCGCTGCCGCCCACGCTGTAAAGCCGTTCCATGCTTCCCTTGTCCGTCAGATCGACCGTGTTGAAATACACTTTGTCCGGCCATATGCAGACGTACGCGCCGAAGTTCACGATCTTTTTCGGCACCGTGTTCTCCGCCGTACTCAGCCCCGTCAGCACCGGATGCTCCACGTCCAGCGCCCAGTAGACGTTCGTCCCGCGCACGAACGTCAGCTGATCCCGCCCGCTGATCCCCGTCAGCGCCGCGTTCCCGGAGAACGTCGTGATTCCCCGCTTTTTCCGCAGGCCCAGCACGGGATACTGATCGCCGGACAGGTTTTTCGTGTCGTACATTTGCCCGTCGTACAGCACTTCCGTCCGGTTATATCCCGTAAATGTCGTTGTCATCTGCTGCTGCTTGTTCCCCATCTGCAGCTCCGGAAGTTTGATCATAACCGCAGCTCCCTCACATGAGTTTTCGGCATATGGTTCCGCGTCCAATAGTCGCTGAAGCTCTCATAGCTCGCGTTGAACATGGCGCGGTCGTTGTTGTACTTGTTTTGCTCCAGCGTCTGCTCGTCGATTTTGGCCATCAGCCAATAAAGATAGATGTTGTCGTACGGAAACCGCACCAGCAGCTCCGTTCCTTCGTCGGTGTCCTCGTCGTATTCCGGCGGCGCTGCCAGGCGGATCTCCTCCCCCGGCAGCAGATGATGCTTGACGATGATCTCTTTCCATATCAGCCCGTCCAGCTCGCTTAGCCAATCCAGCTTCAGCGTCCGGCTCTGCATATTCGGCCGCATCTCGTCCACCCGGTCGATCGCCTGCTGTAGTTTCATGTCCTTCCTCCTTATGCAAAAACCGGCGGACGGCCTCCGCCATCCGCCGCCCCGGTTATCCCATCGGTTTCGGATTTGTCACAGGATCGTACGTCCGCAGCCCTTCCGCGAACGCGATCGCCTTTTCCTCGTTTTCCAGCGCTTCCATGAGGTTCATGGCGAAAGGCAGTTTCATTTCCTGCACTTCGCCGTTCGCCGGGATCTGAGCGCTCACGCCGTTCACGGACACCCAAAAGTCGTCCTCTCCCGCGCCGCTCTTGCGCGGCACGCGTACCTTGACCAGAATCGTCCACGGATCCTTTCCGCTTTCCGCCGCGTCCTGCGCCACGCGCATGATGCGTTCCATGTCGCCGCGTCCGTTCGGAATGAACACTTCGCTGACGTTTTCCTTTTTCATCTGCGCCAGCTCCGCTTTCAGCTTCGCGATCTCCCTGTCCTTCGCGCTGTCCTCCGCCGGCGCTTCCGCCGCTTCCGCGATGTCCTCCGGCACGAATTCCTCGTTCAGTTCCTCTTCTGTGACGGTCTTCCGTTTCGTTGCCATGATGGTTCTCCTTTCGTCTGCCCTTTACGCGGGCGAATCGATTTGGTTTTACATCTTGATGATCACGCCGCTGGCGACCAGCCCTTCAATGATGCTGGCGCTCAGAGAAGCGAGATCCGTGCCGCTGCAGTTCACGCCCACGATTGCGCCGTTCGGCCCGAAGGTAAAGGTCATGTTCCGCGTCAGCTGCGTCACGGTTCCGTTGATGCAGGTGTAGCAGTTTTCGACGACTTTATACAGCGTGCTTTTCTTGCTGGTCACATTCAGCACGACGTTCGCATCGCCCATCTCGAACGTAATGCTGTCCCCGATCTCGACGGTCACGCCGCCGCTGACGACTTCGATCTCGTCCAGCTCGTATCCGCTCGCCGGCTCGATGGTCAGCGTCACCGTCGCGCCTTCTGCCACGGTTCCGCTGGTCGGGCTGGCCGTCGCGGTCGTGATATTGCTGTCCTTGTAAATGGTGGTGGTGTATGTCGTAGCATCAAACCAATGAAGGTTCATCATCAGCTTTTTCATGTCTTTTTCCTCCTGTCTTAAAATGCGGAAATGCCCGGAGCGGGAAGCAGCCGCTCCGGGTGTGCCTGTCTTAGGCGACGTTGGTGGTTTCGGTCGCGGAGTAGCTGCTGCCGCTCCACACGGTGACCATGCGTTCCTGGTACAGGATCTTGCTGGCAGTTTCGAACTTGCAGCCGACGGTCATGAACTGATTCAGCGGGCCGCCGATCTGATCCTTGTCCTTGATGATGGTTTCCATGCTGCCGCCCTCCGGATCGATGACGGCGAATGCATCTTTCGCGAAGAAGAACGTCTTGAAGGTCGCGTAGTCCTGGCTGGGGCTGGTCTTCTTGATGACCGGCGCGAGGTTGCTTTCCAGGAACCGCACGCCGTGCATCCGGCCGATCTCGCCGTTGAAGATTTCCTCCGTTGCGCTGTACTTGTGCGCTTCGATCCACGCGCTGTCGTTCCGCAGATCCTCCGCCACGTCCGGATGAACGACGGCGACGTAGTATCCGCCGGAATACTTGACCATCTGAGCGCCCTTCTTCAGCTGGGTCACGGCCTTGTTGATCACCCGCGCGGTGAGGTTGCAGTAATAGCTGCCCAGCGCGGTCTGCAGGCCCGCTTCATCGGAAGGCGTCGATACATACGCGCCGGTTGACTTGTTGATCGCATCCGCGAACAGGATGTTCGTGCCGGCCATCAGCGTGTTGCGTACGGTCTTCTCCAGCGTGAGTCCGCCGGCAGCGCCCAGCTCTTCGACAGCGCCCAGCTTCGTGTCTTCGATGCCGTGCGCGTCCAGGATGTCGCTGATCGCCACGTAGTCGCCGTACTGAGTCAGCGACGCGGTGATCGCCACGATGGACATCTTCTTGCCGGTCGGAATCACGCCCTCGGTCAGAGCGCTGACATCCGCCAGCCGCTTCCACCTGCGGAATTCAATCGTCCGGCCCTTGTTCTCCGGCAGCGCGACTTTTTTGCCCAGCTGCGTGTAGACCAGCTCGTCCCGCGCGTTGTCCAGCAGCGCCGTGTCCCAGAATGTTTTGTTCAGCGGGCTGAGATCGGTCACGCCGGTGACGAAGGAGGTGGTATCTCCGGTGTAGGCGTTTACATAGTTTCCGGTCGCGTTGACCAGCGTACCGGCATCCGCAAACCATTGCAGGTTAAAGATAATCTTTTTCATGTTGTTTTGCTCCTTTCGGTTTTCTTTCCGCCGCAGGAGCATTGTTCTCCCCGACGGATTTACCTGTGTTTTCCGGAATGGAT